ATATTATACGAGTGAACGATCTACGATCTTACCGTATGATGCGTCATCGTTTGGAAGAAGACGGAATGAAACTTCAAACATTGAAGCCTCGTCACGCTTTGCTGATACTGTTACGCTCTCGATTGAGAGTGCACGGTATGCAACATAGATTCTTTCCTTTGGATCTAGTGCAGAACCAGAACCTGGTCCTACTGCTACGATTCCACGCTCTAGTGGAACGTCACCGATATCTCCTGCAGACATTCTCATGTCTACAAGACCTGCGACTGAATCATCTAGATCGTCTGTATCTGCTGCAATTGCTACTAGAAGATTTTCTAGTGTTGCCTCTGCAAAAGATGTATTTAAATTAACTGTCATACCTTGCTTGAACAAACGAGCAACGTCGAGAAGTTGATCTACTGCTACCTCACCAAAATCTGGTTCGAACGCTAGTTCCAAACCATTTGATGTGTAACCGATATTTGTGAACGCATTGTCTGATGTCAATGCATCCTTGTAGGATGTTGCACTTGCTGCTAAATCTGGAAGGTCTGTTGCTGCTTGAGCATCAGTAATCTTTCCTGCATTAGCACCAGATGATACCAATCCTAGTGGACCTGCATTATGTGTAAAAAGTGCTGCTGCACCCACGATAATGTTACTACTTGAACCACGGCTGTATGCCATATATCTCACCTCTTTCATTTTTATTAAAAGGGGGTTGTTTCCTCGCTATAATTATACTGCCTTTTTATTATGTGTTTTTATCCCAGACCAATTGGCCATCTATTGATGTACAAACAAAACTGCCCTCGATGTCGCCCTGTTTATAGCAGGTAGCACCTTGATATACGTTTACTGGGTGCCAGTCGTAATCGATAATTATCTTATTCCCCGCATAAGTACGGGCTGTTCCAAAGTCTACTATATCTCTAGTTTCTTCTAGTTGGTAGATCTTGAAGTTATGGAAGAACAGTGGTAGAGAGTTTTCATCCCAATCACCCTCATTTGCTGCTGCCCATTCATTTAGGTCTTTTGCTGAGTCATCCCCATTATCAAGCAGATTACTTATCTGTTGCTGAGTAATAATCATATTCTTTTGTGCGTCATCACCTACAGAATAAAAGTAATACAGCAACTGCTCACACTTGATATATGGAAAAGCCTCTCTTCTCATCTTAAACATTCTGTCATACACACCAAAGACACCGTTGCTCTGAGGGAATGTATTTGTTAAATCATCTATCTGGGTAGGGAGTGTAGGGAAAAAATAAGTTACTCCAGAAGAACCAAAACTTGGACCTATCTTGTCTGCCAAGTAAGCGTTGATAATTGTTGGAGGATGATGAATTGCTGCAGCCATTATGCACCAACCCCAGCATTAGCAACCCATGTGTATCCAACAGAAAGGCCTTTGCTTCTTCCTCTTGCTTTGCCTGCTCTTAAGTTCTTCTTGTAAACTACTGGGTTTTCAAGATATTGTGCAACTCCACTAGTTCTCAAAAATGATTGTGAAAAATATTTATTAAAAAATAGATCCATAGTTTTTTCAAATCCACCCTGTGCTTCAACTCCTCCAGGATTAGTAACTTTAATTGGTTTTTTTGTGAACACCATTTCTCCGTCTTCTTCAAAAGCCAGAACATCCGAGTTTCTTGGCTTGATCAATACAGACACTCCGCTTTCAATAATTCTTGCTTTGTCATAAAAAGGTGTCTTTGACCCATCTTGAATTGATTCTGATTGACGAAAAGATGATTTAAATGATAGCCCAATGTTACTGGTTGTAAACGATATGTCGTACAGTCTTGCAGCAGGGCTGCCTGTTCGATTCCATTCATAGATGTGGTGTAACATTTCTGGATTTACTCTAGCATTTGAGTCTACGAACTGCTTCATTATTTCTACTGTCTGTACTCCTAAAGACTTTAAGAATGGGGTCTTTCCTTTTTGAACACCGTCCAAGAAACCAAAAGAATACTTCATAATATTATTCATTTCTTTTTTAAACTTCTTAGAATTGTATACTGGTTTCATAGGTCACCTGACTGATTCTCTGATCTTCTAATAACTAACTTAAATGATTCTACAACTCCGAACGGTCCTACAAATGGCTCACAGGTTGCTATCTCAAAAAGAGTTGGTTTTCCAGATCTAACGCCAGAGGTTTCCATGTATATTAGATTTCCTTCTTGGTCTTTTATATCTGTTATTAATATGTTTGTTAGTGCATTCTTATTGTCTCTTGAAGATATTCTTATGTCTGATTTTGTTCTTCCGACCAATAGTGAGTTCTGAGTAATATTAACATTTGGCTTTACATCTTCTTTAAAAGCAGAGCCACCAGAAGAAAAACTACAGGCAAAGACTCTGTCAAGTACCCAGTGCTTTTTTATTGCACCAAAATCACCTTGCTCAATGATCGGGTGATAAAGAGAGGCTTGCATTGGAAACATAAAATCTGGAGTTTCGCAAACTGTCATTACAACACCCCAATTTTTGTAATAGACTTAGCATACTTAGAAAGTATCTTGTCTACAATTATATTTCCTGTTCCTTCGAAAAGACCCTTATCAAACTGAATTCTGTATTGATCTGTGTTGTAAGAAGAAATAAATCTCTTGTAATAATCTAACTTTCCACACTCTAAATCGTGGACTAGCATCTCTGTTGCTCTGATAATGTCTGATGGAACTGTTGTATATCCATACTCAACAGTTATTAGGTAGTCCCATGTTTTGCCAAACCCTCTATATACAAACTGTGGGTCCAAAGAATCCGATGCTGCTGCTGGTAAAACTAGTGGAGAAGACTCTGCACGATTGATGTTATCAGAAGACTTTTCGATAATCGCCGTCTTGTCTGATGATACTTCGTATTGTCTATCTTCTACTAACTTATTGTTTTCATATACCGCTAAAACTTTTTTAACATCGTCCCAGATTGGAAGATAGTCGGCACCTGTTCCTGTAAAATGTAAAACCTTTTTCTTATAATAAAATCCTTCTGGGATTATTGAGTCAATAATTGCTCTAGCAATTTCCTCATTTAATGCATAGGCTGCGATGTCTGATGCTGTTGTTGCTTTTGTTGATGGATCAATATACGGTCTAACTATCTCGTATGTCTCATCTTGTAAAATTTGCTCATCTGATGTTCCAAGATCTTTAACAATCTCAACTCTGTATGAAGAGTCATACTTCCCTGGCAAAGAAATTTCTAGAACTTCTCCAGAAGAAGACTCTGTAAAGGTTGATGTTGAAATTGAAAGGTCCGCCATATCCGTTATGGTAACAGTTATATCTGCATCTACAATTCCCGCAGGAATTACAAAATTAGCAGGTACTTCTGCATATGGCGAAACTCTCAATATCTCCATGCCAAATTACCTTACAGCCTTTTGTACTTCTTCGGTTGTTGCTAAGCGAACATGTGCACGGGTTAGCCACTTGTCTGCTTGATCCTTTGTTACAATATTAACACCCTTGTAAACTGCTCCATTTGCTTCTTCCCAACGAACATTGCTTGTTGAGTAGATAGCGACCTTGTCTCCAAGATCCTTTGCTGGCTTAATATCTTTCTTTGGACCATCTGCTGCCATTGATCCAATAGCACCTGTTTCTGTAAATCCTAGTGATTGAACTGGCTCTTCTGCTGGTGGTGCTTCGACAACTGCTGATTCGACTGCTACCTCAACTGGTGCATCAACTACTGGCTCTACGACTGGCTCTGCTACTGGCTCTGCTGGTGTCTCGACCACTGGGGCTTCAACGTGTGCTGGCTCTTCTACATTTTCTACTGAAAATGGCTTGTTGTAATCATTATTTTCCATTGTATCCTCCTTATTTGTATTATATCATTAAAGTATTAAGGGGGACAGGAGAGTGAACTCCCGCCCCCCATTAAAGGTACTGTTTACAGACTATGCGTCTGCTGCAGCGTCAGCGAATGCGATTGCATCCTCTTCTTCCCAGTTGATACCGAAGCGAACGAATACAGTGTATTCAATTGTATCCTTCTTCGCTACGTACTCACGGTTTACAGTGATATCTCTCTGGAATCCCCATACACGGTTTGCAGGGAATGTCAAATCGATATAGCCTGCTGGGTAGTAAGGAACTTCCTGAACTTCAATTCCGAGAACACGTGTTGTACGTGCTCCACCGAATGTCTGTCCGATACCATCAAGGTATGACTGGCGGTTTGCCTGGGTTGATCCTGGGACCTGTCCAGCAAATGCTTCTGCTACTGCATCAGCAAGTGTACCGTTGTTCTTAACGATTCCACCGAATGCATCTGTACCTGCGTAGAACTTAAGATTGTTCTTAAGTGCACGGTACTTACGTGGCATTGCATTGATGATGCCCTGCATTACATCAGGTGTCCAAGCATTATCTGCTACGGTCACTACTGACTCATGTGCATCTCCGTTTGTCTTTACCTTGTTGATAAAGCCTGGCATGATTGACAAGAATGCTCCTGTTGCACCATCACCATTGATAGCGAGATCTTCGATATCATTTGCGAATGCGTTGGTCATCAAGCGTACCAAGTGATCTTCTAGAGCGTCACCTTCTACACCATCTTCCAATGATTCTGCTGTTACTTCCCAATCAAGACGAATCTTCTTGGTAGTAAGTTCGACCTTAGAGAATGTTGCACCTGTGTTTGTGTAGTTACCAACTGCTTGCGCTGCTGCACGAATTACACGCTCACCGACGTTTACCTTCTCAAGTTCCATAGAATTAGCCTTCATTGTTACACGACGGCCATCCTTTGCTAATACTGTTGCATCCCAAACATAGTCGATAAAACGACGTGCCTGCTCGGGGCGCAAAATTCCAGAAGCGGCTGAACCACTAGGGTTAACAGCGTTTGCTCCGCTTGTTGATCCAAGAGTTGCTGTTGGAATGTTGCCCAGTGTGTCTGCTCCTGGGTTTGATACTCCACCAATTCCACCTGATGCGAAAGCACCTTGACCCTGATAAAGTCCTGGTGTTGTTCCACCTAGATCTCCTGCAGCGCCTGGCTGGTTTTTGATTATTTCTTCTGACATATTGTCACCTCCTAGTGATTTGTTCATTTGAATAGATCGGCTGTTTTGAGGAAACTACCGCCCCATAGGGATTTTTCAACCATTTCAGGCTGAGACTGAAAGATATCGCCGATATCTCCAGACTTTCGGAATGCGGTGTCTGCTTCCACAGCGTCTACTCGTTTTCCAAATTCATTAAACTCATTTGATACTGCTGCAATATCTTTTGCAACTGCTGCAAATGAATCCTTTACTGTATCAACATCAACCTTTGAAGACTTAAGAAGTTCTACTTCTGCTTGCAAAGACTTTACTGTTGACACTAGATCGCTAAAGGCTGATTCTAGAGTATTTTTCATTTCAGTAACTGCTTCTGCAATTACCTCTTCTGACTTAGATACTTCTACAACTGCTTCTGTTACTGCCTCGACTGCTTCAGCATCTTCTGCTTTTACAATCTCTTCTGCTACAACTTCATCAGTCTTGACAACATCTGCTGTCTCAACCTCTTCTGCCTTAGCAACTTCCTCAGTAACTTCTGCAACTGATGCATCTGCCTCTGGAGCGACCACAACATCTTCAACTACATCTGTCTTTTCAACTTGTGTTTTTGATTTTGTCATAGGTTGTACCTCCTTGTTAATCTTAGAAGTATTAATGCCTTTAGCACTATCAACTAAGAATTTTATCATGTCTGTCTTTTCATTATCTGTTTTTTCAACGAAACCTATATTTTCCATTTGCTCACCAGTAGTTGGGCTTACCTCTGACTCATTTTCTGAAACCATTACAAGTCCTGATTCTTTGTCATAAAAAACATTTTCTAGAACTGTCTCGTCGCCCTTAATGATATCTACTCCATCTACCTTTTCAACAGATACGATGTTTGCAAATTGATTTGCTGGGGAATCTACAAGACTCAACTCAACTAAATCATATTGCTTAATAATTCTAATTGCTTTATCTGACTTCTCGTCAAACCCTTCGTCCCACTTGTTCATACGTCCACCAATAGAAAAACCAGTTAGTGTTCCGTCTAGAACTTTTTCCCAAGTATCTTGTGCACCCTTTGAAACATATGCTGATACAAATACTCCGTTATAAAACTTCTTTGATTCTGGATCAAAATACTTATCTGCTTTGAATGAGACCATCTTGCCTACTGCTAGTGGCTGATGCATTTCTCTGATGTTCCCTCGGAATTTTGCAAATGCATCCATTGATGCTTCTGCTGTTACAATATCATCTTGCTTATCAATATTGTCTAAAGATGCAAATCCAGAAACGATTCTACGCTCCTTGTCCACCTTAGTAAGTGGCATGGAAAGACGTAAATTTTCCCCATCTGAGTTCCAATGGGCCTTGGATATATTGCTCACCATTATATTATACCCTCCATTTTATATAAGTATCACATTGTGGACAAATTGGACATTAAGGAGTTTTTCTTCCTTCACCCTTTGGGTTTCGTCCAGCGACAGTCGATGAACTGTCAGAGTTATTGTTTGTTCTTTCGGCGTCTCTTGCTCTTGTCGTGGTTGCCTCTGCTGCTGCTTCTGGCTTGAGGTCTAGGACATCATCTCCGCCATCTCTTTGTGGCATGTCCAAAACAACTCTTGCCTCGTTAGGAGTCATGATCTGATTCTTAACGTATCTTTCAAGAATTTGAGACTGGGCAATCTCATCTGTCAGTGTCAACTCGTTAAATACAAACTCAATGATATCTGTCTTTTCACGAATAATCTTGTTGATCATTTTTTCAAGTTGTCTCTGTGCTGGTCTTGCAACCTGCTCCTTAAAGGTACGATCCTGTGCAAGTGCTGCTGCTATAGATCCAGAATCGCCACCTCCAAGTTTAGACAGTGGTACCTGATGTGCTACCAGGATGTCATCACGGTTTTGCTTACGATACTCTTTAAATGAGCCGTCCTGTATACCGTCTTCGATGGGCTCCATCTTGAATTCGACTTTGTTATTTTCGCTATCACCTGGAAGTGGAATATATAGCGTTCTGTGTGACTGCCCTCTGAGATTTGTCTGCAAGAATCGGAACATCTTATCTTCTGCATCTCCAGAAAGTTTTGCACCCTTTAGTGTTACAACATATCTTGGGACTGCCTTGTTTGCAAAGTAGTCAATATTGTATTGTGAAGCAAGTGAGTCTCCGTGTAGTGAGTTGATAGCCGACATGATGTCTGGCACTCCGTAGAATGTGTTGAGAGGTGAGTACTGCTTAAAGTGAATAATCTCGTTTGGTCTAGCATCTGTTGTTAGTGGGTTTTGATTCTTTGCACCAAAGTTGCGGAAGTAGACAATCTTATTTCCAATGATCTGAACGTATCCATCTTTTAGTCTTCTAACTCGCATTGTTGTTGATGGTATATGTCCAACGTACCCAATTTCTCCACGAGTA